GCTAGTGTTCTTGTATGGGGAGCTTATTGGGGAGTTTATAAATACAATAAACCACAAGAGATATTGCAATTACCTGAGAAGGTATCACCTAATAAGCTTGAAAATAAATCGCTAACCTTTGAGAGTGCAGTTAAGGAGACAAAAGAATGAAGAAAATGTATATTGCCGTACTAGATGAAGCACCTGATTATATGGTTCCTACCCTAGTGGCTCATAGTGTGATTAATGCACACATAAAATTTAGCAAATCTTTTGACGGCTTAGAGTGGCAGTACCCAGAGTATATTGAGTGGCTGGATAACTCTTATCGTAAAGTAACCCTTAAGGTCAGTCGTAAAGAGTATGATAAAATCAAAGACACTTTGTGCCACTGGGAAGGTCACGAGAATACTATTTGTGAAGGTAAAGGTAGTTGCCTTGTTGTACTTCCAATGGAATCTGATAATGTTCCGAATGTATTGAAGTTTGCTAAGTTGTGGAAACCAAAAGCCTAATAAAATTTAGACAAAGAAAAGCCCCAAGGACCGAAATCCAAGGGGCTGAATTAGGATAAATATGGGCTGGCTAAGCCCTATGTCTGCTTCATTACAAACTATTATTCTTGTTTTGTTTGACCAGTAACTAAAACATTATTAGTGTTTGTGTTAATGATCTTTGTACCGTTTTTATAAGCTTGCTCAAGTCTTTCAACTCTTTGAGTAAGTAAGCTTATTTGTGTGCTGCTTGTATTCTGGTAGTTATCTTGCTTTGCATCAATACGATTTTGTCTGGTTTCTAGATAGCTTGTATTATTGCTAATAACCTTGACCAAATGTTCTTTCAAGCTTTCCATCTTCAAACCATATGTTGCAACTTGCTCACTTGTGTTATTATTCAAAAATAGAATTGACACTAGAAGGACGAGAACAACGAAGTGAATAACATCTATAGCTCTTTTTAATATATCCCATCCCATCACCCCACTCCCTAGTTTCTATTCTTGACTTGACCAAAGTACAACTGCAGTTGTCGCATAATGTCTTGTTGATTAGAATCAATCCGCTGCGCTAAGTTAGTAAAGCTCGCATCCATTCTTGAGTTAATCCTAATTTCCATCTCTTTAGTATCAGCCTTCCCTACCTTGTCCATCTGAAGCATAACAATTTTATCGTTAGCTAAACGCACATCAGTGGTTAAGTCTTTATAAGCCATGCCCATATAAGAGACAACAAGAGTAAGAAGAGCAATACAAGCACGTTCATAGATATTGTTCATCCGTGCATTAGCACTATCATTTGACATCCCACAACTCCTTTTGCTTTAGTTTATTCTCTTTGATCTTTTCAATCTGTGCTTTATACTTAGCAATGCATGAGGTATTCTTGTTGTAAGCAACAGCCAACTCAATCAAGCTTTCACCAGCAGGAACAGCTTTACATGGATGTGTCAGAAGACTGTCGGGTGGATAAACATTGGTCACTTGTTGGCTCTGCGACACAGTAGGATTGTTTGAGCAAGCTGATAAGACGGGGAGAAAGCAAACCGTCATCAGGCAAATAAACGTCTTTTTGAATGACATTTTGGTTTTCCTTTTGAGGAGCATTGCTAGCTCCGTTATTAGTTTTCTTAGGAAGCTTTGTTAGCGATTCTGTGATAACATCGGACTTATCTGAAATAGAAGACTTCTCTTGCTCAAGCTCAACTACTGAAGTATCATCTTGTTTGCAGGACAAATCCTTTGTTTCATAGGTGTTTTCTGATGCTTTTAACGCTTCTTGAGCAGACTTAAGGGCAACACCAAGGGTAGCCTTGTCCTTGCTTAAATCATACGTTTTATAGCCTAGAAAAGAGCAAAGAAGAATGAGAACAGCTAAAGCTCCTAGTAGGAATTTCATGTTTTCTCATCCTCTTCTTGATCTTCATCGAATTGCTTAACGAATTTCCCCAAGCTACCAAGACCAGCTACAATACCCATGATTGTCACAATCCAGAAGGGACTTAAATAAATAAGTCCCATTCCAAATGCAACAGACAGGCCGTAAGAGATGGCAATAAGAAGGTTGGCAAACAGCGAGAGGGCAGAATAAGAGCGTAAATGCTTTTTCCAATCAGCGATTACTTTCATAGACGCCCTCTAAGCATAGTTTGTTTTCTTCTTGTCTTCGCTTAGTTAGACCATTAAGCACTCTACCATTTGCTTTATTCCAGCGCAAAAGCTCGTTACATGCCCCAACTCGGTCTCCAGAATTAAGCTTCTTTAAAAGAGTGGAGTTTGTAAAAGCCCTAACACCAAGATTGTAAGTGAACGAAAGATATGAAGCTTGTTCTTTAGTAGAAAGGGGGACTTTAACAACTTTGAGCATTCCATTCTCATGCTCTACAAGATCATCAGCAAACTGTTCAAGGCACTGCTCGTCTGTGAAAACTTGTCCTTTCTTTAGCTCCGGTCCTGTGTGGCCGAAACATGAAGTTAGGATTCCGACAGGATCAACATACACCTTGTTTTCTTTACCTTCAAAATAGCTCACTGTTCCAGAACCAGCCATTACAGCAGCAGCGGATAAGCCAAGACCAGCAAGAGCTTTGGCAATTTTAGGATTTAATTTCATAATCCCCTCTTAAATAAAGCACTTCCTTGTGCCATGTACGAGTTTACGAGTACATCACCACTCAATAACCACAATACCGTGACCACCAGGAGAGCTAACAAGAGTACCAGCACCTCCGCCAGAGCCTGGCGTATTGTTCACAGTGTTACTAGAAGACCCTACGCCAGAACGAATGCCACCGCCCCAGAAAGAGCTTGCTCCATCACCAGAACCGCCTCCGGCGTTGGTGCTAGGTGCATCTGAGCCGTCTCCACCTTTAAGGTTTAGAGAACCTCCGCTTGCACTGCCTCCAAGACCTCCTGATCCTGATGAGGCTCGTTGACCTAAATTACCTCCTTGACCGACTAGGTAACTACCAAAAGAACTCTGCGACCCACTTACACCGTTCGTTGCTGATGTTGTTCTTCTTGCTCCGCCAGACCCGACCGTGATGGTAACAGTATTAATACCTAAGAGATTTACTGTTCCAATGGCAGTACCACCTGCACCGCCGCCAGCACCCCTATTATTTGTATCACCAGAACCGCCAGAACCGCCACCACCTGTTACAGTTATCTTAGGAGACTTATAACCTGAAGACAGTATTGAAGGAACAGTCCATGTATAAGTGCCGGGAGTAGAGAATACCACCATCCCTGTCTCATTCACATCATACCACGCACCTGTGTTGTCTGTTACAGGATTAATATTTGTATTAGTAGTAGCTGATTTGTAAAGTTTACCATTGCTTCCTTGTACTAAACTTATATTTGCCTGATACTCAGTAACAGAATCCCACACAGCAATACCATGTTGATTGATATGGGCAATACAAAGATCTTGTCTGTTTTGAATGTAATTTTCATACTCGTGAGGTGGAATTTCGTCCACCCAACCAGTACTGATTTTTACATCAGAAGGAGTTACGATAGCGCCCCCAGCAGCCCAGATTTTATTAATATCATCGGGTTTTGGAATATTAGACATTATATGTATATCACTCCTTGCTACATTTTACTGCGTGTGTGTAATTGAGTACATCAATGCCGCTGCTGCTGTAATATCCTCATCAGTCATAGCACCAGTCCATAGTGCAGCCCCTTTAATGAAAACACCGGTCTGCGATGCCATTGATGCCATACCCACATCGAAAACAGCATCTGAAGCGTAAGTAAGTGCTGTTGCGGTGTTTTCATTGATTGGGCTTGCAAAGGCAACCGACCCATCTGGATTATGGCGCCTCAGTACACTAGGTGTACCTTTTACAGCACGGGTCATTGACAGTAGGTATTCCGTACCACCTACCTGTGGGCGAAGAGTTGCTGAGTCTGTTGCGCCTGGGTTCGAACTATAGACCGCTTGACTTGAAACGGTTAACCCTAAAATTCGCCGATTGAGGGTGTCGGCTGAAAGTAGGCTTTCGCCCCAAAGACTTACCATTCCCGCATCACCGACAGTGCTACCGGTTTTATACATTACCATCATCGTGCAGCCCTGAGGGCTAGGGGTAATTCCCCGGTAACGTATTGAGTTAGTGTTACCGGTGACTTTCACACCAGAACTTGTAAAAGATACATCCCCTACAACTACTCCATCGGGCTGGGATATATTTAAGTTACTTAACGACTTAACGCTATTAGATCCATAAACAGAAAAAACGTGGTTTTTATTAATAGCAGGAATATCATAAAGTTGTACTTTATGAGAAAAGCTAACATTTGGTACAATAATAGAAAGTGTCAAGAGAACCATCCTAATGTGTTGAGTTTATTTTTGATAATGGCAGTAAATGCTGTATTAAGAGCGGCGTTAAAGTGTATCCCGTCCGATGTCAAAGAAGGTGGTAGTGTCTGAGCTTCCTGAGCTAATATGTCTGCTGCGGTTGGTGTAATTCCTGTGTCTACCCATACCTGCGAAGAGGAGATATAGTTAATGGAATCGACATACTGATTAGCATACCTTTCCTGCAACAGCGTATTAGCTTGTTTAATCTTTTCTACCATCGGTACACTACTATCCCTGTCGGCAAAATGCCCGAAAACCAAAATCCTTTTTACAAAATAATTCATGTAATCAAAGCTGGTGTTGGTGACGTTTATAATACTCTCAACAGTGTTGGTAGGGAAGTCGTTCTTCCCAAGCCACAACAACGCTACCCCATCGCGGAAAGTTGGACCGATATCGGGTAGAAATGGTGTGTCAGCACTGACAGGAACGGCATCGCCCGGTGTACTCCGAGTGAAGGTGAAGACAGAGCCATTGTTACTCAAAACCCCAGGTATTCCGGCGAGTGTTCCAGAGAAAGGCAGTAGGAACTGGTTATTGTTGACATTACTCGATGTGGCGTTAACAGTTCCTGATGCAGGTATGGTCCCACCAGAGACAGTAAGCAAATTAGGGATAGACCCAAGCCGTGATGCCGTATCGGCAGCCCTCTCCCCGCCCTTCGCACCATTGTAATAACTGGCATCAGAGGATAAATCAGAGAACATCCCAACAAGAAAAGTATTCAAATTTTCAAGACTAGAGCTACCCCAGCCAGATACCTTTTGCATGTTGGGGTATATTGGTTGTAGCCCTGTTGCTGTCATAATGGTATCACTTTTTTTCGCAATACTAGCAGAGAGTATCTTTTCCTCTACATTAATCCCGCCTAGCAGTATTTCACCTGCAATTATTCGTGAAAATTCGCTTGTACCATCACCCTTCACAATCCAGCACGAAGACCCTTTTGAGTCAAGCAGTGAGAGTGCAAGGTTGTCCGTATTCTCTGAGTTCTTAATGTAGTCCCCGGATGTTAGACTAAACATGTTTGATTGAGTAGCCGCTAACTCTGTGGTTCCATCAGTGTTTAAAAGTATGGGGTAAGAACCATGGTTATCTCCTACGGCCCATGCATACCCCGGTATTGGTGTTTCATCTAGGGCTAAAAATAACCTCTCTGCTTGACTGTAACTCACAGGTTGGTTTGACAATCTTACCCAAGAGCCAGTTCCACTCCCGCCCAACTTAGAGTACCAGCCATTTAGTGTGCTATTTGGATCACTCGTTACAATAGCAGTAGTACCTTCACCGGGGGAAAGGTCTGCAACCATATTTGAGTAGGATGAATATGTTTTATTACCTACTGATACTAGGTCAATCCTATCATCCAAGGATTGTAGCTTATTACCGACTGAATTTTGTAGGTATGGCAACGAGTCATTATAACCTACAATACCTGCACCTTGTTCAATGGAATTATAGGAGTTGATATCCGCCAGTAAACTACTGAACTGGGCTTGGATGTCCGCTAGCTCTGACTTAAGCCATGCAGTTCGATTAGCAAGCTGTGATGCTTGTGCATTAGCGTGCCCTGCCGATGGATTTGGACCATTAAAAGCTGGAGCACCACCCAACGGAGGTGTAGTTTTTTCTAATTGAAAAATCCCCGGCTCGTAAATTGGGCTTTCTGTTAAATTAGCCATAGTGATCCTTAGTAAAGAATAATATCTATATCCGACTCATCAAATCTGTCAGAATAAGTTGGAACTGGGTTGTACATATAGGGAAAGTCATAAGCGAAGGAAACGCCATCATAGGTAAATGACCAACTGATTGGTTCATCTGTTCTTACATACTCCCCAAAAATAAGTCTTACTCCAACAGTTTTAGGAATAAGTCTCGAAGGATATCCACCAGAATCATCCACGTAATAGAGAAGTGCTTTCTCAAAATCAGAAAGTG